GAATCTTATAAACATATCATCTTGTGTAGATGTATCTCCAATAGTTGTCTCTGTTCCAAAGAACACTAAGTGACGATCAGGTGTAGATACCAGCATATGTCTTGAGGCTGTTGGTGCACCAGTTATGATAGAAGCTCTAGTTTCTGTAGCGTTTCCTAAATTAGAGTCCCAGGAAAAAACAGGACCGTCATGAATCAAACAAATAGCTTTGTCACCAAAGTTATCTAATGACCACATACCCGGATCCAAAGCTAAACCTTCTGCCGTCTGCTCATTCCATGCAGCATAATCTGTACCATTAGTAACAGTAGCCCCATCGCTGTGAGATGCAGCTGTGGTTCCTCGAGCTCCTCTTGTTACACCGGTCAAGGTGTTGCCACTTATGCCTGTGTATTGAATCATCTCTGTTCCAATTAATACAAAGCTAGTTCCAGTATTTGGAAACTGTGTGGCACTTGTTAAAACTATAGTTGTCGTGCTTGCGTCTATGGCTCCATTTAAAGTTGTTGTTACCGCTCCGGTATCCTCACCGCCATATGTACCTAAACTCCAACCAAAACCTTTTTCTTGAACAGCTGTGCCCACAGGGAAGTAGTGTTGCACTCTTATTCCTCCAGACGTTGTTGCTCCAGATCCTGATTCGTTTGAAGGCATCGTAATTGTTAGGGTTGTTCCTGTTGGAACAGAGGTTACCATAAATTTTTTATCGTCAAAATCAGAAGCTCCAAAATTAGATCCTGTTATTGATGAAAAATTATCTAATAAAATTATATCATTAGGAGATATACCATGAGCCGTTGAAAAAGTTATGGTTACTGTGGGTGATCCGTTGGTCGTGCTGAATGCACTAGTAAGCGTTGTTGTTGTTTTGATAGGGTGTATGTCATAAAATACGTTACCAGAAAAAGCATACAGTATTCTGTTAGTGCCAATAATCGCATATCTTCTACCTGCCGTATTTACAAAATGATGTAGGCCTCTACCAGCACCTGTCAATTCATTAGAATTGAGGGCTCCTAGCTGGTTCCAGCCACCTATTTTTTCAGGTATACCATATCTAAATCTAACATTATCACAATCAGTCCACTGCCCCTCTGCACCGGTTTCTGTGATTTGTTTGTTAATACCTGGTTGAAATCCTATTTTTTGTAGCATAGTGGCCCACTATATAATAAGTTTTATTGTACGTCTATCTTTATGTTTCCTGATACTGTTATCCTATAATCATCTACCCCATAAAAAGGGTAAACACAGTGAGGATAAGAGGCTGGAAATATTAACATTGACTGTTCCCATGTTTTATCTACGAAAAAATTTTGTATTACTAAAGGGTTAAATTGATCAAATCCTAAAAACTGAAGAACACCAGGTAGATTGTTTGAGGCCTTTTTACCAGGGCTAATTTTTAATTGATCTTTAATTAAAAAAGGAATTTTAATAAATATTATAAAAGAAAATATTCCGCTATGATTATGTATAGGATTAAACTCATTCTTTTTTTGAAAATTAACCCACAAATTTTTTAATTTAAAAGGTTTATTAACACTATTACAATCATATCTTTCATTAACTATTTTAATTAATTTAGGCTCCATCATAATAGTTTTTAACAAAAAAGGTTCAATTACAGAAATGTGTTTATCTAAATTATATTCTTCTTCTATATTTCCAATCAACTCGTGGTTAGCTTCTTTTGATTTATCTTTTATAATCTTTTTTAATTTTTTAAATAAATCAGTGGGTAACTTATCAATCTTTACTATCATTTTGTCTTAGGTTTTGGTTTTTTAAACCAGCCTGGAAGACCAATGTGGGGACGTCTATCATAGATATTTTCTTTAGCCCCCGGTGTTTTACTGTTATTATAATGTAAAAAAACTTGCACGCATTCTTTGCCTTTAAATTTTTCTCTCCAATGTTCTAAATCGCAACCTCTATATACTAACATGTCACCAGGTTTTAAATCTATTTTTACACCTTTCTTACCTTTCGCTCCAGAGGGTTCTAGATATATAGGCCAATCATCACCACCAAGATTCATAGTTGTAGATATCTCACAACTAAATCTATCTATGTGTCTTTTAAGAATGTCTCCTTTTTTATATACTCTTGCATAACTGTACGCAGGTAATAATTTAAGTTTAGTTGTTTTTTCCATCTCAGGTTGACATTTCAACATTAAAGTTTCCATGGCAATATCAGAATAACAAGTATAGGTACCGGGCACTTGATCTCTTACTGACTCATAAAAACCTAACATAGTTTCAAAGGGTGATATCTGTCTTGCTTTTATACAAGTGTCGTATACTTGTTTTTTAATACATAAATAATTTTTTAAAAATAAAGCTAAGTCCTTATCAATAACTTTTCTCATAACCACATATTTATTTTTTTTAAAATCCATATTATTAAGTTGTATGTGCACAGTTAAAACTTATACCATATTTTATAGAGTCTTTTCTATGTCTCTTACATCCGTGTCTTAGAAAAGAACTAAAAACAGCAAAAGAACCTGGTTCAGGTTTAATCTCTTCGTTTATTTGAGGAAACTCTAATACCTGTGAGTGTTTGTTTAAATAAATAACTCCTGAAAAAAAATTTCCACTATGGCTATGTTCTTTTGTATAGTGACTTATACCATTTTTTATACCCCATGAGTCACGTAGTATATATTTATATTTATCAACATCTTTATCCACCACATCAAAAATTTGCCAGATAAGTTTTAAAAATTCTACGTCATTATTAAAATAATCCCAACTAGTCATTTCACCAATAACGTTAGTTTGAAATGAATTATTACTTTTTAAAATACAACCCTCATCTATTTTTTTAATAAAATATTTAGAATCAATTTTATCAAACGTGCCTTTGAAAAAAAAATAAGGCTGTTTTATTTCACTGATAATTTTTTTATCAAAATTCATCTTTAGCCATTTCTTTAGGCACAGCTTGAAGATTAAAATGTATAAACCTAAATGGATGTTTACCATGATCCACAGCAAACTCATGTTCTAAAAAACCTGGAAACAACATTAGTGTACCTGGTCTAGGTTTGAAGTGAATTAAATCATTAGCAGTTAAAATCTGATCATTAGGTTTCATTTTTAATTTTGTTGCACGTGCTCCAGTTCTTGGTTCATGAAATACTGGATAAGATGTTTCTTCACTACATTTTAAAAAGTAAAATCCTGATACATGTTGATTCCAATGCACATGTGCTGAGTGGTGACCACCACCTTTTTTAGCAAACTCTTGCACCCACATCTCACTAAATATTAAAGAATAAAGTTTCATATCATGTCCTTGTTTATCTAAAAAATTCCATGCTTGGTGTCCTACGTAGTTTCTAATGTCCATAAATTTACTGTCGTTTATTAAGGACGTCGAGTGATGGGACATTCCAAAATCACTATATTTTTTAATATAGTCTTTATGTCTTTTCATAGCATCTTTAATATATTTATCTGACGCTTTATTTAAAGATTTGACAAACTCAGGTTTATATTCATACCAAATAGGCGTCTTAAAATATTCTAATATTTCCATGTTATTTAAATGGATATCCAAGGCTCCACATTACCAATGAATATCTTACTCCTTTCGTTACTGGTTTTACTCTATGCCACACAAATGACGGGAACACAACAATAGAACCTTTAGGGAGTATTTGTTTTACCTGTTTTACATGTATAGATTCGTCTCTCATATTAGGATTATAGTCTCTTAAATCAAACTCTAATTCACCCCCTTCATACTCTGAACCATCTGTTAATTGACAGGTTAAAGAAAGTTTTCTTATTTTACCATGATTTAAAGTGCCTGGTTTATTGTATGGTTTAGCCCAACCATCATTATGCCAATCGTAATACTGATTAAGTTTATATTTAGTAAATTGACATGATTCACTTCTATCCCATTCATAATTCCAACCGGCTAATTTGTTTGCTTCTTGGACGTAAGGATGTAATTCTCTATATATCCACAGCTCGTCTAACCATGTTATGTCAGAATTTCTTTTACGTTTCATATTTTGTATTTCAGAATGTGTTAATTTTTTATCATCAAAACCACCAGTCATAGCCATTTTTTCATTTTTTGATAATCCTTGTTTAATTATTAAATCACATATTCTTGAGGGCAAAGCAGATTTAAAATACCAACAATAATTAAATACGTTCATAGGTTATAGTCTGTATAAAATTTAAAGAACTTCTTTGATTATTTTTAATAGAATAAGTGTTAGTAGATGGAAACATTACAAACTTATTTTGTTCAAGATCTATGTTCCAAATTTTTCCTTTTTCTTTATTGTCATCATAATTTATTGTAATTTTACAATCTAGTGTATTTATTCCATATAATAAAATTAAGTCAGCAGAATCAGCCAAATTCATAGGATCTATATGACTTTGCGTTTGAGTTTTTTCATTTGGAATATAAGCGTTAGCCCAAGAGTCTTTAGTTTCTAACATTAAATTATGTTTAATTCTAATATGCTCTATTATGTAAGTATTTAGCCTATCCCAGTCTTTACAATAATGACAATCTTTTTCGTGATATAAAGAATCAAAAACTTGTTTACAAAGATTCAAAGGATTTATATTCCAACCCTCCGGCATTTTTACATCACCATAATATAGAACTTGTTCACTTAATACTTTCTTGTGCATATCTTTTATATGTTTAATAACGATATAAATTATGCTAATTTATTTGTCAAGTCCCAAGACTGACCGGCTTCATTCCAATCATACGCCCAAGTGTGGGTTCCTGCATCATTTTGTGATTGTTGCTCTGATGTTAATTCTGGTCTCTCTCCTATTGGAGAAACCCATTTTGCATTCGGTATATCTTTAACCCACGAAGGAAAATCTTTTTCTGGCCAAAAAATTTGATTTTCTGAATCCCATTCAGAACCTATGGTTGCATAATTTCCTCTTAATTGAGTGCCACCTAATGAGTGTTGTTTTTTCCAAGTATTATAAGAGGTTTGAATCCATAAATTTGCTGGCCAATTATTGTGTGTTTCTAAATATTGTTGACCTACTAATTCATCTTCAATGCCATCAGCGTTTAACATATCTTTGTCATCAATACGCAATACATTTAAAACTATATTTTCCTCTGATATTTTTGCAAAATGTGCCATAATTATTTAAATTGGTATCGTATTACTACTACGCCGCTTCCTCCCTGAGTATTAGTTCCAGTATTAGTTCTTTTAGCTCCACCGCCTCCAGTGTTTGGATCTCCTTGAGCCTTAGCTGCAGGATCAGGAGTAGGGGGACCTGATGCAGCGCATCCTCCGCCGCCTAATCCACCAGTGTCTCCATCTAATGGAGCTGCTCCAGCTCCTCCTCCAGCAAAATAAAAACCTGCTGGATTTGATTCACCGACAGATGCTCCACATAAAGCTGCTACTGGATAAAATAATCCGTCACCACCGGTTCTATCACCAGATGGGTGAGGACCTCCGGCTTGACCGGCTCCTCCGCCGCCTCCTCCGGCAGCTGTGCCTGGCCCACCATCGCCACCAGCATTACCCTCAGGTGGAGTAAAGCCTCCGGCATTTCCGGAACCACCAGTTCCAATAACTCCTCCGCCACCAGAACCACCCGGTCTACCATTCATAGTTTGAAAAACTGCTGCACCTCCACCACCTGTTACATTTTTTGGACCAAGAGATGAACCGCCTCCTGGAGAACTTTCTGAGTTATCGCTATCAGATCCTGCTCCGCCGCCTCCTATTGAAACAGTGTAGTTTGTACATGCTGAAACTGGAAAACCTGTTGCACATGCATTTGTAAGAGTCTCAGTAAGAAATTCTCTAGAATATCTCATTCCGCCCGCGCCTCCGCCGGCTCCCGTTCGAGACCCTCCTCCGCCACCGCCAACGACGATGTAATCAACATTTCCAGGTTGACATCCAGGAACCTGTTGAACAGCGAAAGTACCGCCACCTGTAAATACGTGAACTTTAAAGTTTCCAACTTCAGTTATTGTTCCACCTGTTGCGGTTATAGGATCACCAAAACTATCTCCTCCAGAACCAAATCCTAAGACTTGATAACCAAACATTTTACCTTTTCGATTTTGTATATTTGATGTGCTTTTACCGGAGCCTGCTCCAAATTCTCCTAGTATAGAGTCAACAGTTTTAATATCCTTCATTTATAAATCCCTTACAGGTCGTTAGCTGCATCAGTAGTAAAAAACACTTTAACACCTAGAACTCGACATTCGCCTGTAAAAGTATCACTACCATCTGCTGCGTCTCTAAATAATTGAAAATAAGTTTGCTCGCCTGCTGCTGGAGATCCAGCAACTGTCATGGCACTACTTTCATCTGTGATTTGTTGATCTTCTACTGTGCCAATACCGGCATCTGTAACATTTACTGCAGTTCCGTAAGCTACGTCGATAGTATCATTATCTGCACAAGCCACTGCTTGTAAACCAAAAATTGCATTTCCTGTGTTTGTAGTAGAAGGTGACCAATAAACTTGATAAGTTAATGTCCCTTCATTCCATGATTTCGGCATAGCCACTGTAAATTGTGTAAATTGTTTTGTACTAGCATCAAAATCAAATACTTTTAAATCAGGTCTTGTAGCTGTAGTTTCTACTTGTGCTGCATCTGCAGGGTTAGTAGTTGGTCCATACATAGCTGAAGCTGGAATCCACATAGTTTCTTTACCAGCAATTTGAACTGCTGATACGTTTCCACCACTGTCTTCAGCTTTAATTACACCAGAACCTTTTGTTTTAAGATCTAAACCGATGTTAGTGTCATCTCCAGATGCTGTGATTGATGGATTATTTCCTGTTGCAGCATTTGCATATGTGACTTCATTAACAGCTGAACCTGTAGCTGTTAAAGTAACTAATTCATTTCCATTCGTATCTGAAATTTTTGTTCCTATTGCAGGACTAGTTAAAGTTTTGTTTGTTAAAGTTTGTGTTCCAGTAAGAGTTACGTCTCCATCTCCAGAACCAAAAGCTAGAGTGATAATATCAGGGTTAGTTCCATCGTTAGCTGATGCAAAAATTAATTGATCACCTTTATCTGTAGCTGAAAAAGTAAAAGAATCACCAGATCCAGATACATATTTGAACTGTACTGTGAATGAACCTGATGTTGAATTTCTTAAAAAATAAAATGTTTGAACATCTAAAGGTATTGTTACTATTTGATTTCCTGTAATTGTACCTGTGAACTCAATCATTCTGTGAGATAATACAGCTCCAGTTGATCCGTCAGAAACAGAAAGGGTTGTAGTCTGTGCGCCACCAGCTATTGATTGCTGAGTAAATCCACCAGAAATTTGTTCTATAAGTTCTAAGTTTGTATTAGTCTTCGTCCCCCATGTACCAGCGTTTTCACCGGTTGCCTGAAGTTCTACCCCTAAGGGTGTAAATGTTGATGCCATAATTTTTATCTCCTATTACGCTGCTACGTTTGTATAACTTGTATTGGAACCTGTGTCAATAGCTTGATATGCTTGAATTCCAAAGCCTGAAGCTGTTCCAAATCCAGCCACAGAAACAGTTGCAGATTGACCTGTTAAACCCATCACATCTGCAGGTGCAATTGATCCAACAGAGGATGTAAATGAAACTCCTGTTAATCCCATCACATCAGCAGGTGCAATAGATCCAAGAGATGAAGTTACTGTTTGACCTGTTAAATCTATAACAGGACTTGATCCAATGCTAATACTACCAACACTAAAAGATGCTGATACTCCTGTTAATCCTATTACATCAGCAGGAGATAAAGAACCAACACTTGAAGTAGAAGCTTGACCAGTTAATCCAACAATTTCTTGTGTAGGCTCTATACTTCCCACAGATACAGTTGCTGAAACTCCTGTTAAAGAAAATTCTGCGTTAGTAATTATTGTAGGAGAGCCAACACTACCTGTTGCGGACACTCCTGTTAATCCCATTACATCAGCAGGATTTAAAGTAAATATACCCCAACCATTGTCTCCCCAAGATGCATTACCCCAACCGTTAACACCTGAGTTTGATGTGATTGCATCTGGTGCCGTTAATTCTACTGTAAAACTTGATTCACCCCAAGACTCTGCGTTCCAGGTATCTCTACCCCAACCTTGTTCAGGAAAAGTAGTAAGATCTCCAACAGAAGAGGTTATTGATTGACCAGTTAAAAAAACTGTTGGGTCTTTGAGTTCGCCCCATTCACCATCGTTCCAGGCTTGTGCACCCCAACCTGTTGTAAAAGCGTCAGTCGTTCCCCAACGACCTGTGCTCCAGGTTGTTCCTGATTCATTCCAAGTGTTTGCCATAAGGAGGACCTCCTTATGCTAATCTTATGATTGCGTTACTTGCGTCTGCTGTAGGAAATTGAATTGTAAAAGTTCCTGATGTTACAGTTTTATCACCACCAAATGCTACAACCACACATGCAGGGTCTCCTGAAGCTGAATCGTTATATATCAAACAACCGTTTGCAGTAAAACTTGCACTTGTATAACTAACATCAGAAAAATCACAAACTGCTGTTGTGCTATCAGCGACGGGATCAACACTTGTAAGCGTTGCGCCTGCAGCCGTATATCCTGTTCCAGATATTTCGTTAGAGGTTGAATAAGCTGTTGTAGAGGCTCCTAAAGAAGCTGAACTTGTATAAAGGGCTATTTTAAAAGTGTTTCCACCTGATGCACTAAAATTATGAACTCCTTTTAAAAGTTCAACTTTAAAACTTGTGCATACTGCCGATGTTATTGCCATAATTTATCTCCTATTAAGGGTTTGCTGAGGTTACCGGTATACGAACAGCGCCATCAGTGTAGTCATCTCTTCGTCTTCTACCAACTTGCTCATTAGCAAACTTCTGTACCTCTTGTTTATACTTATTTTCATATAGTGTCAACATATCTATCGGGCCTTTTAAAAAACTATATGCCTCTGATAAACAGCAATATAGCAACCCATTTGGAAAGTTAAGACTTATATAATTAGTATCATCATTTTCTAATAATGCAGGCATTGCATTAAAATGAACTCTAAATTTATATGTTGTATCAGGAACTGGAGCAAACATCATTCTTCCAGACGAAGTGTCTGACTCACCTGTAGCGCCACCAAACATAGCATAATATTTAGGTTGCCCCCTTTTAGCTGACTCTGTTGAGGAGACATATTCTTGAAGATATGTAATATCTTTTTTTTCTAACCAAACATTAGGTCCAGTGATTGCAGATGTTGAATCATAAACTTGTATACCTCTTATAAATACACATCCCGCTGGAGCATTAATTGTTTCTTGACCCGTAACTAAATTACCAGATTGTTGTTTTCTATCTGCATCGATAGGCACATCTCTAAATATTCTATACTGTGCGTTTAATATAATATTTTCTAAAACAGCGTCTGTTAATACATTGGAGTCTGTTTCCGTGTAACTTTTAATCTGTGTTTTTAATCCTGATGCGCTTAATCCTGCCATTATGCTATTATCTCCTGACAACGAGGGCAAGATTTTCTAAATCTTTTGTGACCAGAACAGTGTTCAGCTTTCACAGCTTCCTCGTTTTCATACACTGGAGTGTCTGACTCTGCTGGTTTTAAATATAACTCTCCATGCTCATCCATATCCTCTGGACACGCACATTGTTTAATACCAATTATCTTACAAAGTAAATTTTTAATCCATTTAATCATGCCGTTACCGTTACAGGTCCTGCTGATGCAGAACCACCTCCTCCTGTCTCAGTTATACTAGATGTTGTTGCAGTTGCAAAGGTATATTTATCATCATTTACTTTAGTGATTAAGTATCCCGCAGCTAGATTTATCGTGCTACCAGCGACTCCTCCAACGTTTTGTGCATCTCGGAATCTAACTCTATCGTTTGTTGATCTGCCGTGATCAGGTTCCTCTACGGTTATTGTAGTAGATCCGTTCGTTGTTGTGAACGGATTTAACGGTAAGATGTTTGGAACAGCAGTCTCTGTTCTATCAGGTCTTACATGTCTAAGAGATATAGAATCACCGTTCATAGGTTTTGGTTCTAATTGTGGTTGCTTTGGTTCAAACTCAGATACATGCACAAACGCACCGTTCCACTCTCTGACCATCTCTTTATATGGAAACTCCATACCGGATCTGTCTGATATCGCTCGTGCGTATTTACCTGTTGCGTATTTTGCCATTATCTAACTCTTCCACCTTTCATAAATGCTCTACCTAAACCACGTTGTGCAATTCCACCACCTCTTAGATATTTTGATCCACCCATTTGTTTATCTCTTAATGGTTTTTCTTTATCTTTTTTCTTAAACCCTTCGTGTATTCTAGGACCTACTTCTTTTAATTTTTTCTTTTCTGATCCTGGTCTAATATTTTTATTTCTAAAAGAGGGTGGACTTCCTAATTCATCAACGTTAAAAAAAGGACTACCTTTTTCTCCTGAATAAACTTTTTTTGTTACTTTATCTGGTTCTTTACCTAATTTTTTTAATTTATCTAAAAGCTCTTTTGATTTTTTTACTACTGTTATTTTTGCCATTATGTTCCCGGATAATAAGCTTTAGGCGTAATGTGTGTGCTTGAAGCTGATCCATCCTCCGCTAGTGCTCTTGCAAACTCATCCTCGTAAGCTAGTTTTGTAGCCTGTATGAGTTGTGGTTGATATTTTTGTGCGAGATAATATGCAAGTCCTGATACCATGCAAGGCACAAATCTAAACGGTACATCAGTTGCATTTGTATAATCTCCCACATCCTGTATTCTTTTTATAAAAAAGAAATGCATGTCTTTAGATGCGTTTGTTGAATCTGGTGTTGGGTAAACATGTATGGTAACCTTATCTATAAATCTCTCCACCCAGTATTGATTGGGTGTGCCTTTAGATAATTTATTTGAAAATCCTGCGTATGTGGATCTATCCACTTTTGTCATTGGACTATCTGATTGTGTTGTCTGTGTTCTGTTAGATCTTAATTGTGCCTCGAGAACATCGGATACTCCAAAAACGCTAGCTGGGTCTGTGGTTGTGGCTGACGTTCCATCATCACTAGATCTAAAAAAATCATAATCTGCTTGACCCTCTATAAGATCTAGATTAGTTGAACCCACCTCCCAATAGTGAATACCTCTATTACCC